ATATCGAAACGGCAAAGCTCAAGCTCTGGCGGTTCACTATCTCCACCGCTTCCTGAGTTCAGCCGGTTGAAGTTGTAGGTGTTTGCCCAGCCTGGCGTGAAGTTGAAGTCTTGAGCATGGACTGTGGTAGCGGACATCGCGACGATTAAGGCGATCATGTAGCGGGACATCGTGTTCTCCTTCGCTGCATAGGACGCCGCGACGCCAAAAGACCTTGGTTGGTATATCAGAAATCCATCTCCGTGCCTTCCTATGCTGCGCTGGTAGAGATGAGAGGTTCACGTCCGCATCGTTCGCCAGACACCATCGCTCGACCCAGCGATCTTCCAGGTCCGTGCTCTGACTGTCGTCCCCTTGGCTGTTCTGTATTCTGGCACGGAGAGTATCAAGTCTTCGCCCTCAGAGGCGTACTGGCCGATAACCGCCGAGCCGTCGCTAAATTCGACGGTACAGGTGGGGCCCGGTTGGCCATCGTCATGAACGCCGATCCGTCCTCCATGGAAAGCATGGCTATACGGGAAGCTGAAACGCATACCCATTCTCCCAAACCAACGTCTTTGAAAGCTCGATCCCTCACAATCAAAGACCGCCCCTCGGGGCGGCCTCACCATTGTCAGAGACTATATCAGCCCAGCCTCGGCGCACTCTGCGAGTGTTATGGCGTCAAAGTCGATGGTTGCATCGCCGGCCATCGTGTCGCCCGGCGCTGCTATTTCTGGATCGGTTGCCATGCCGTCGGTGGCAGTGTCGTCCTCGGCTGCATCGCCATCATCATTCGCGTCGTCAGCGGCTGCATCATCCTCGGCTGCACCGTCGGTAGCCGCATCAGCCCCTGCTGCATCTTCGCCCTCTGCGGCCAGCATCTGGCAATGATCTGACACGGCGGGAAGGTCTTCGTCAGTGACGGCTTGGTCGCCGACCATGGTCTGAGCGAGCGCGCCAGTGCTGAGCGTCATAGCGGCCGCCAAGGCAATCGGTGATATGAGAGTTTTGAAAGACATGCGTTCCTCCTGCTGGATGGTTGAGGCACTGTCGCGCAGCACCTTCATCAACAATCGCGTGGAGGCACGCTCGTTCCCGTTGTCGTTCGCTAGCCCCATTCACAGAGAGACAGGGGCCATGCGCCAGCCCCGATTTATCCGCCTCCGCGCAGATGGCTGGTTGGCCGGCAGGATTCTTTTATGAGCACAGGAGAGCGAGATGGGTCCGTACAATTTCCCTGACCTTCGGCCACTGTTCTATCTCGCTTTGATCGGTATTGCTGCTCTCGCGCTGATGATAGTCGGTGGTATTGGGTTCGCAATCTGGTTTGTGGTCAATCACGTCCAAATCGTCGGCCTTTAACCCACCAACTTGAAGCAGACCTATGGCGGCACTCAAGAACGCAAAGCATATGCGCCTTCAATTCGTAGGCGGCTCATCTTCGGCCACTTCTTTCGAGATTGCTGCGAACGGGGTCGTGAGTTCGCAATCCCACGCCTTGCTACGTCGGCGATCAATCTCCGCAGCTTCACGGGTGTCAAAGGGGCCGCAAACCACCCATCGGCCAGCCGGTGTTGGTGAGGTTTGGCGGAACTTATAAAAGAATTTGACGTCAGCCATGTCCGCCATCTCAAACCAATGTCATGAGAGCTTCGCCCAGGCTCTCGCCAAGGGCAAGACGGCAACGCTGGGGTGCCCAAGCATTATCAGGGCTTAATCTGCAATCTTAAGCGCTTCCGGGACAAAAGTTCCGTGCTGTTCCTTGCTGCCGTCAAACCACGCAACCCAAACGGTTTCTTTTCCCCAGTTCTCGCCCACCTGGGTCACGGTCATTTTCGGCCCGCCGGATTTCAGTTCAACAACATCGCCGGGCTTAAAGGTATCGGCCATAGTGATTCCCCCACCATTTAACAATCAAAGGAAATCATAGATGCCGCGCGGCGGGAAGAGGCCCGGTGCAGGACGTAAACCGGGCGCCGTATCAAAGCAGAAGCGTGAACTGGCGGCGCTGGCCAAGGAACACGCCAGCGATGCGCTCCAGGTGCTCATCACCATCGCCAAAAAGGGTGAGAGTGAAGCGGCTCGGGTTTCGGCGGCCAATTCCATTCTTGATCGCGGCTATGGCAAGGCCCCACAAGCCATGAAGCACTCCGGCTCCATCGGCACCTATGACCTTACCAAGCTGAGTGAAGATGAACTCGACCGCCTCGAATCCATCCTCGGTCCGCTTGCCCTCGCTGGCGGAGATCAGGGCGGAGAGGGAGAGGCGTAGGGCTGAAAAGCAACGACGTGATGTAGAGCAGAACGCCGAGCGCATTCGAGAGGAGTGCCGGACACTGGCCGGGTTTGTCCGCCATGCCTGGCCGATCCTTGAGCCCAAGGCCCATCTGGTCTGGGGCTGGCCGCTCCAAGCGATGGCTGATCATCTCGAGGCGGTAAGCCGGGGTGAGATCACGCGGCTCCTGACCAATTGCCCGCCGGGTCTGATGAAGTCGCTGCTCCATTCCGTGCTCTGGCCGGCATGGGAGTGGGGACCTGCCGAGTTGACCCATATGCGCTATCTGGCGTCGTCCTATTCCCAGGACAACGTGATGCGCGACAACACGAAGATGCGCAGGCTGGTGGAAAGCGAGTGGTATCGCTCGCTCTGGCCGGAAGTGCAGCTCAGGTCCGATCAGAACGCCAAGGGCAAGTTCGAGAACACGAAGTCGGGTGGTCGGGAAGGGCGGCCGTTTGCATCCATGACCGGCGGCCGTGGGGATCGGGTGATCATCGACGATCCGCACTCGACCGAAACGGCGGAGAGCGATGTCGAGCGTGCCAATGCGGTGCGCGTGTTTCGCGAATCCATCTCGGACCGCCTCAACGATCTGGAGCGGTCGGCCATCGTTGTCATCATGCAGCGACTGCACGAGAACGACGTCGCCGGGATCATCCTCAAGCTCGGGCTGCCTTATGTGCATCTCAACTTGCCGATGGAGTACGATCCGAAGCCGTATAAGACCAGTGGTCGGATGATCGATCCGCAAGAGCCGACACGAATAGGCTTTGTCGATCCGCGAACCACGGACGGCGAGCTTCTATTGCCGGAGCGTTTCAGCCGGGAGGCCGTGGAAGCGCTCAAGGTGGTCAAGGGCTCCTACGGCTATGCAGGCCAATATCAGCAGCGCCCTACGGCGCGCGAAGGCGGGTTGTTCAAGCGGCAATGGTTCGAGGGCAAGATCATCCGGCAAGCGCCTCCGGGGACGCGCTGGGTACGCCATTGGGACCTTGCAGCCACGAAGAAGGTAACGGCTGCCAGAACGGCCGGCGTGAAGCTCGGGAAGGCTCCTGATGGCTCCTATGTCGTCGGGCACGTTGTCACGACCCAGGACGAAGGCAATGCGGTTCGCCGGCTCATCAAGGCCACGGCCGAAGCTGATGGCGCCAATGTGACCATCAGCCTGCCGCAGGACCCAGGACAGGCCGGCAAGGTGCAAAAGGCCGATATGGTGGCGATGCTGGCCGGCTGGGTTGTTCGTGCGGACCCGGAGACGGGCGACAAGGTGACCAGGGCCGAGCCGTTTTCGGTCCAGTGCGAGGCCGGAAATGTCTATCTCGTTCAGGGCGGATGGAATGAGGCGTATCTGGACGAGCTGTGCCTATTCCCGGGCGGCGCATTCAAGGATCAGGTTGATGCCAGTTCCGGTGCCTTCGGTCGGCTGGTCGGCAATCGGCAAGCTGAAACGACCACAACGACGGTACGCGGGCTCTACTGACTACCGCAGCGCTTCACAAGCAATGCCGTCGTTGTCAGCATCGAGCCTGTGCGGATCGCCTGGTCCGCTGCGCTCGTAGAATTCTTGGGCTTCTCGCCATGTGCGGAAGTCCGAGCAGTCCATATCACGCTGGGCCAGAGCGGAGCCGGTGCACAGCAAGGCAAACATGGCCGTAGCCAATAGCAATTTCATGATGATGTCCCCCCAAAGACAATGGGAGGATGACATAGCGGGCCGGGGAGTCAATCCGCTGCGGCCGCCCAAAAAAAGCCCCACCGATTGGCGGGGCTGAATTTTACATTACCGGTGCCGGTGCCATCGGATCTCCGGCTGGGGCGGCCATCGGGTCCACGCTGGGAGGTGGCGGGGGCGGTGCCGCGAAGTCTGCTTGCGGATTGTCGGTACCGGTATTGCTGCAAGCAGCGATCGAAACGGTCATCACAAGCATGACCGGAAGCATCAGATATTTCTTCATAGCTGTCCCACTTTGTTTCCAGTTGCGATCCATGCGGATCACGGAGCTGTTACCAGTGAAGTTGGGCAGGGACCCGGCCTCGAAGAGGCGATTTTATGCTGAATTGGGGCCGTCTCGACCATGACCGACGCCGTTGATACCAAGCACCCTCTCTGGACCGCGATGGCGGATAAGTGGGAGCTTATGCGCGACACGACGGCCGGGGAAACGGTGGTCAAGGAGGCAGGAACCAAGTATTTGCCCCAGCCTTCCGGCTTCTCCGCACAGAAGGACGGCGGCCGGGCGCTGTATGAGGCGTATCAGAAGCGGGCTCAGTTCCCCGAGATCGCCGAGCCCACGATCCGGGGCATGGTGGGCGTGATCCATCGCACCGAGGCTCAGATCGAAATGCCCAAGGCGATGGAGCCGTTGTGGGAGAAGGCGACCAAGGATGGCCTGCCGCTCGAGGCTCTGCATCGTCGGATCACCGCCGAGTTGCTGACCCAGGGCCGCTACTCGCTTCTGGCAGATGCCGCGACCGAGGGCAGCGATCTGCCTTGGCTCGCAGGGTACACCGCCGAGGCGCTGATCAATTGGGCCGATGACCGCTCTCTGTTCGTCCTCGATGAAAGCGGCTTGAAACGCGAGGGCTTCCGGTGGGAACAGGAGCAGCGTTTCCGCGTGCTGGAGATGCGGGAAGGGCACTACACGGTCCAGACCTACACCGGGACGGAAAGAGCCGCTGGCGAGGCTCTGACGCCCTCGGGGCGCGGCAATGCCAAGCTGTCCGAGATTCCATTCGTGGTGATCGGCGCACAAGATCTGTCTCTGGCTCCCGAAGTTCCGCCGCTGACCGGCGTGGCGCGGTCATCGATCGCGCTTTATCAGCTCTCGGCGGATTATCGCTGGCAGTTGTTCATGACGGGCCAGGAAACGCTTGTTGTCATCAACGGCGACGCGCCCGAGGCCGTCGGGGCAGGGGCCGTTATTGCGATCAAGCAGGGCAGCGGTGACGAGGCAGCCCGGCCCGATGTGAAGTATGTCGGTCCCGCCGGAACAGGTATTGAGGCCCATCGCGTCGCCATGCAGGACGAGAGGCAGAACGCGGCCCAGGCGGGCGCGAGGCTTTTCAACAGCGCCGAGAGCCGGACGGCGGAGAGCGGTGATGCTTTGCGCATCCGGTTCGCGGCCGAGACTGCCACGCTGACCAGCATTGCCCAATCCAGTGCCCAGGGGCTGGAGAAGGCGCTGCGGCACATCGCGGTGATGATCGGGCAGGACCCGGAAAAGGTCACGGTCAAGCCGAACCTATCGTTTGTCGATGCCACTCTCAGCCCGGCCGAAGCCGAGGCGCTGGTGCGGGTGTGGCAGTCAGGCGCAATCTCGTACCAGACGCTCTATGAGAATTTGCAACGGGGCGAGATTGCATCGGCCGAGCGGGATCACGAGGGTGAACTTGGGCAGATCGACAAAGAGGACGTTGACCGAGGCCTGGCCACGGATGAGGCAGGGCTGCTCCCAGACGCTTAACCGAA